ACAGTTCTTTGAAGGAGATGAAATGAATGATTGACGAATGGACACCCGCGCAAGAAGATATAGATTGGACACAAAGTCATTTCGATAGTATGGCTATCGGTGATACTTGGAGTGTCAGCGGCGCGCTACTCGAAAAGGCAGGTGATAAAGAACTTGTGTTACGACAATACCCTGCCGAATCAGCAATGGCTGTTGAGAGAGTGGCGAAAGTATGTGCTACAATTGATATAGCGTTCGATACAGAAGATGCGCAACTGATTGAAGACCCTGTTAAAGCAGCGCAAGAAGCAGCGCAAGAATGGACTTGTCCTGATACGAATATACCTCTGGTTAATTTCAACCTTGAAGACGCGGTATGGTCCATGAATGTAGTTCCGAGTGAAGATGAACAAGGCGAATCTATGTTGATAGAGCAATGGGCTGTGCGTATCACTCACCCGAATGAGGATGGGGACGAACACGAAGTGTTCATGACACCTATGGATTATCACATGATTGCGGGTGATGATGTTTTCTTCACATGGAGAGAGATGCATGTCATTGAAAGAGAAGAAGCAATTAGAATAGCGGACGATATTGTTCTTGAACTCCTTGAAGGCCGCGTCATTTTACTCGGTGAAAGTTTGAAACAGGATGATGAAGAGCATATTGTTCCCCCGCATATGAGAGGGATGTTAGTGAAGACAACCTCTCTCGGTGAGGAAGAATGATTGACTTTGAACATTTGTCTTCCGCGGTAGCATCTGTTCAAACTACACAATCGACAAAAGAAAAGCATTCTATCATAGGTGTGTTACTTAGAGTTAACAAACAACAGACCGAAGACATCGTTGCTCTGTGTTGCGCTACACCGAAAGATTCATTGAAGGATGAGCAGATTATCAGACTCATCAGTAAGTCTTATGGATTATTCCCTGAAGAATACGAATCAATAGGACACGAAAAAGAATTACCTCTCATACTCGCAGACGAATCTCCTGATGAAGTTGAACGCTCGCTCTCATTAAGAGAGGCGCGCGAATTAAAAATCAAAATCATAGAAGGAGAGGATATACATATCGAAACTATATTCAATTCTATGAGTAAGATTAGCGCAAGAGTCTTTTGGGGTTTTTGCTACGGTCGAACGCTCATCAACTACCGTAAATTAATGGGAGGCGTATCGTCTGTTTCGACTTACTCAGTTGAGCGTTTACAAAAAGCAAGAACCATCATGCCTCCACATGAAGTGATACAGAAGGCACTCAAAGGAACACTCGCTACCGATTACGCTATTCAACCTTCATACCCATTCATCGCTCCCCGTTATTCTCGCTGGCCTTTCTGGTCGCTCCCCTTCAAAGAAACACATTACGATGTCGTTAAACCAAGTCGCTATTATGCGCACCGGAAGGCCGGAAGGGTATTTTCATTTGACCGTAGGGGCATGGCAATAGCGCGGGACCCACACTTATCCATCGAGGGTGATTGCGTTGCAGAGATTGATGAGAATGATTTGGTAGTTGAATGGTTACACACGAATGAAGACCCTCGGATTTGGACAAAACCTCGTATAGATAGGTGTGTTAATCCCCGCATCGTTGAAGATGATACCCACCTAAGAAGATTGGTGGAGTCATTAGACGCAGACGAAACACTACGACTCATGGATGGAGAGCGAGCGTATTTCCATAGCGGTGCTGTGGGTGGCTTCATCGTGCCTCGCAGAACATTCGACCTCCCGCTTCTTATTCTTGGTGGTAAGAGAGATGGTGAAGGAATACGAATCAAGGTAGCGGCTCTTGATGGATTCGACTTGTTCCCCGTTGGGTATTGTTATGTGAAAGAGGAATCTATACCCGATACACTTACGCCTCTCTTTGAGTCGAATGTATATCGTGAATGTGTTGAAGGACTCATAGGTATATTCCATGCGCTGTTGTTTGATACAAAGACGAATCAATTACGCGCCCCTTACTTAACACGAATTGATACAACACTTGGGTATAGTGATGCTGTTCAAGTAGGTGACTTGATGGAGCGTGCTACACATGGATGATGATTCATTCTTCTTAGGATGGTTGGCGAGAGAATGCCGATTTGAAGCAAGTGTTCATTTTGCACCACGCACTCGAATCGGTTACCGAATCGTTAGACGCATCAAGGTTTCACCCAAAGACGAACCTGCTCTGAACATGTGGCTATCCACGAAAGGTATCACGGCTCGTATCATCAAAGACAAAGAGCAGATTCTGAAACTGATAGTGCTACTGCGCACCGCATCACCATACATCAAAGACCAGAATGGTATGAAGAGAATGCTCACCTTGTTAGATACAAAACGCAGACGAGTCAAGCATCAAGAGATAATCAACGCCATCAATCTGTTAGATACCAAGGTGTAAGCATACGCCCCCCATCGACTACAATTCTTTGTTTATTGTTATTGTTTTGAAGAGATAACTATTGTTATTGTTTCAATAAAGAAACGAGAATACAAGAAATGAAAGGGTGAGAGGGTAAGGAATGAGCATTAGGAAGGAAACCTCCCCCTCTCAGTTGCCTGATGTTCCGACTTGCTTATAAACCCCGCACTAACCGTTGAGAAGGAAGTGATTAACATGGAATACAAACCAACAGATACGAATGATATAATAGGAAACGACGATAGTGCCTTGCCCTATTTCTATATTGATGATTGGAAAGAAGACCCCCCATCTAATCTTTTATTCACAGGACAACCGGGGACGGGTAAAACAACAGCAGCCTTCATCATAGGTAATGAATTAGGATATACGGTGCATGAGTTTAATGCATCTGATGAGCGCGGTATTGATGTCATTAGAGACAAAATTAAACCTTTGTGCCAATCAAGTGCTATATGGTCTAAAAGACTCATCTTACTTGATGAAGCAGATGGGTTAACTAAGACATCTCAACAAGGACTAAGAAGGTTGATGGAAACATCTCAATGCATCTTCGTCCTAACTTGTAATGACATATCATCAATCATACCAGCACTCCGTTCACGATGCACTATATTCACATTCAAACCGTATGATACCGATTCGATACGCGCGTATGTAGAACTCTTGAAACGCAAAGATGTGATTACGCCTGATAGAATTATTGATGCTGAACAATTGTGTATTCACTACGGCGGCGATTTGAGAGCAATACAAAAACACCTCATTACGAATACACCTATACCAACTATTTCAACTGATATGGATATTGCAACAATGCAAATAGCAGCGGGCGATTGGGAATCACTTCATCGAACGATGAAGGATATGATTTCTGATGGCTTAACACTACACGCACTTATGCATCGCATCCATGAACATACCTGTTCTATCGGGTTAGCCGCGGAACAACTATATACCTTCTTGTGTGTGTGGGGAGATTTCGTGTTACGAATGCACCAATGGCCCCTCGCAACATCGTCCTTCGTGGACTATTTTGTAGCGACATTATACACGCAAGATGAAAACAACAAAACCGAAAGGAGATGAAAACAATGAATATTGGAAACAACGAAAACAACGAAAACAACAACAACGAAAAAACACACCACGCCGAGGTCGAAGAGCGACTAAAGTGGTGGGCTGAGAAACATAACAAGACGATAGAAGAAGCAAGAGAGTCATTTGATGCTTATCTTGAGAGCGACTTAGGAATAACAGACAGCAGCGCAGAAGATGATGATTTCTTGATTGAAGCGGCTGAATCATTTATGGTTGAGCGTCGTGTGATGTCAGGAAGCGGTGCTAAAAGTGTAGAATTGGTTGGTTACTTCATAGGAGTAGACAGTCGTATCAGAGATGCGCAAGAAAGAAACAGAGGTCCTGCTGTATCAGCGGCGTTAAACGACCTTGATGAAGCAATCAGTCTTGGACTTGTAGCCCGCGCTTATATTGAAAATGGTGTATGGATGCTTGAAAAGAAAGATGGGCCTGTTAAGACACAAGAAACTGCGGATAAGAAACCGTGGTTCTTATACGAAGAACATGGGTTATCAATCGCTATCCTGCAAAACAATTCAGAATGGGCGCGCTATGGTGAACCAACTACACCTTACCGCTGGCAACGCAACTACCACTTTTATGGTAATGAGAAGTCAGAGTTCATGGATAAGCAAATACCATTGAGAATTACTGTTACATCTAAGAGTCCTGATGAATGGCATGTTCCACAAATGTTTGCCCCTGTTACATTGAAAGTGAGAGAGCGCAAGACTGTATCTAAAGGTTGGGAAGATGTTTACAATGCATTCCCTTTCCCCGCGGCTGTAACATATGGTGACATCGTTGAGGAAGAATACATTTCGGCTATCAAACCTGAACGACTATTACCAACAGCGGATTGTTATGTCAAAGACTTATCATCACTTGCTGAGTTATATCAAACAAAGAGCGAAACAATTGCTGGAATACCTAATCCTGTTGGACCAATGGTTCTTATCAAGGCTAAGGTTAGCGACTTGCGACTTGAACCGAGCGACTACGAGTATGACCCAACTGGTCACACATACTTCATGCGCGTCACAACATTTGACCTCATGAAGACATATGGTGAACAAGATTCACGAAGAGACATTGGAATAGGGATTCACGGATTCCTTGGTGATGAAGCACGCTGCTTTGAATATGCTACCGATGATGGTTACAAACCATATGCTATCAAGTCAACCGTGTTCATCTATGGTCGCCTTGGATTATCTGTCAAAGACGACAAAGAAATCCCCAAGATTAACGCAGTAGGGATTTACGCAGTCCCTCGCCTCGCCATTCCCGGCGGAGAAGGCGGAGACACCAACACAAATCAATTTACAGGAGAGTGAAATGAATGGCTAATCTAAATGACCTAAAACAACAAGCACAAACAGAAACCACGAACGAAGTTGCGCAAGATATACTCACCCCTGAAGGGGGTGAGGCTACGCCTGTCACAAGCGCACCTATCGGTCAAGGAGTATGGGGAGAAATTATGAATGCGGCTGATTACCTACCTGACAATCAAACCTTTATGGGTCTTGTTGGACCTGAAGGCGTTGGTAAAACAGGTATCGTTCTCGATAGCCTTACTGATGAAGAAATAAAAAGAGGAGATGTAATCTTCGTGCTTGATTTTGATGGAGGAGGGCAGACTATTCGCACTACTCATCATCGTGATATAGCGAAAAACATTCGTGTTCTTAACCCCAATGTAATGCAGACCGGAGATGCGCGTGATTCATTCGATTACTCAGCGACTCATAAGAGAGTTATGAATATTGGAAGAACTCTTGTTGATTGGGCAGCGAAACCGGGAAAGAAGCCACTATTACATAGTGTTCTTATCACAGGTATCGACCAATGGGACAATGTTGCAACCAACTGTATGTTCATTGAAGACTTAGGCACAGCACCTGATGGTATTGGTGCTAAGGTGAAACCTCATGAGCAAATCGGAATGCGCTTCAATTGGCAAATCCGTTCAACTCGTTTCCATCAACTGACTGCAATCCGCAAGACGCTTATGAGTCTTGGGGTGCGCGGCTATTGGGAGACTCACTTTAAGGACATTCAA